TATTACTGGAGATCCGTAACCGCCTCTACTCCAAGTACCAGAACCCCATCCTATAAAGGATTCACTGGAAGCCATTTTAAGCTATTCTAATAATTGCCGCTGCACTTGTTGCCGCAGGAAACACAACAGTAAAATCTCCAGCAGTTGCAGTTTTAGCCCCACCAAAATCTAACACTGCTACTGCTGGGTTTATTAAAAGAGTTCCAGAATTATCTGACGTAAACGGGGTATTGTTATATATCAATGCTCCATCTGAAGTCAAAGTGACATTTAAAAAAGTTAAGTCAGAAAAATCTACAAAACCTGATGTAGAGCCAGAGGTAACTCCAACAACTGTTAACGCAGAACCCCCAGCTACATAATTAGTTCCTACACATTCGCCTGCTGTAACAAATCCAGTTGTAGCTGCGTTTAATGTTACTCCAGATGAATACAGAGCAAGTTTAAACGTACTAGCTGCACTTGTACCTGTTGGATGAAAATTGTGTACACTTAACATTATTTCTTGTTTAAATGAAGTACACATTGCTTGTGTAATTGCCATACCTAACTCCCTATTCGTCTAAAATTTTTATTAATTCGGAATGTCCAGCCTGTCTAAATTTATGTGCTAAAGTTGTGTTATTACTTCTTATAGCTTCTTTCATATAATGAACTATAACTTTTCTAATATTTTCTTTAAACGCTTCTGCCTGATCTCGAATTGCAGGATGTGTTTGACTACCAACAGATATAATTTTAGCTACAGCCCTTTCAGATATTTCTTCTGGGGTAAAGCCCCTATTAGATGTAGTATAAACCTTTACGTTTCCGCCTAACAGTGCTGATGTGCTATTTCCTATCATTTGACTTCATACCTCGCTTGTTGTGTTCTATACATATCTTGACGGTTTTTACCTTCGCTTAATTGTTTCAACAAAGTCATAGCTTCATTGTATCTTGCTGTGTAGCTTTGATAAACGTCAGCTTCACCTTTCATAAATATGTGAGCTTCTATTAATGAGCCATATAACAATACAGAATCAAAGTTATCTCCAAGCCATGATGTGCCTGCAGTGACAATTGATTGTGGGTAATAAAAATAATGTAACTCTGTACTGTATGCTTGATCTGGCGTTGGCCCTAATATATAGGTGTCATCATCAAACACTGCGTAATGTGTTGGGGTTCCCGTTGCTGTAGGGCTTGGAAATGCTTCACGAATATAATTAACATCTTTATTTAACAAAAAACTGTAAGCCCCTGTAGTAGGGTCTATTACTGCTAAAGAAAAATTAGAAAGCCAATCAGAAGGTGTTTTTAAATATTGGTTATTAATGCTTATGCTTCCAACTACATTCCTTCTTAGGTTTAAAATCTGTACTGAATTAAAAACTTTTTGCTCTGCTTGGTCTATAAACGTATTAACTTGCTCTGTGCTAGTTAAAGAAACAGAGTTACCAGCACTATCTGTAAAGGAAGTGTCAGGAAAATCGTTTTCACAAAACCCTTTTATAGTCTCAAGAAGCGTTGAATAATTCATTATGCAAGCCTAGTTGATGATTTGTTGCCTTTAATAGCGGCCCCCGAACCTCGTGTTACAACTGTTTGAGTATTGGCTACGTTATTAGGATACCCGCCTGTTTTTGGCACTGGCACATCTGTTGGTTGTTTAAACTTTACATTTTCTTTCATATAACCTCCTAAGTTATTTCTATTGCCACATCGCCTATACCTGTACTAGCAACTAAACTATTTGGTAATCCTAACTCTAATGGGTCTGCAAAACCTACTGGGTTAAATCCATATTGAAAGTTCCTAGACTTTGATGCGGGAAATCTAGTTAAATCGGGTCGTGGGTTTCGTAGTGCCTGCGGGTCATTAATTGGATACATACCAATTTGTAACTGAGGCTGGTCTTTCTCAAAGCATGTAGGACACACAAAGATATTAACACTTTTTGTTTTAATTGTAAGTTCTTTTAATTCCTTTAATTTATATCTAAACCCACATCTATCACATTCCGCAATAGCTTTTTTTCCACGAGCAAATACAGTAGTCATATTACGAAAACTGCCTAGGTGCTAATCGTAGTGAGGCTTTTTCTCTATCCTCACTAGAAGCTATTAACCACTGCTCTTCGTATTCTTGTTTTAACATTGGTATACGTGTTACTGCATCAGGTATTTTTAAAGAAAGATAATAAGCTAATCCAGCAACTAAACACGGTAGCATACGAAAGGGTATGTCTGGTGTCGTAATTCCTGTACCTGCGTCCTGCATACGTCTCATTCTAAAATATACAAATGTGTAAAAGTTACTTTGATCGGGTGTAGGCCAAACATTTATTGTAGGGTTTTGAACGACTCCTAAAGAGTTTGTAGCCCCAGACTGTCTATTAATCCACACTTGAACAGGTCTGCCTGTATTATTTTTAGTTGGTATAGTTGCATAAGTAGATACACTAATTCTACTTATCGTTAAATCTTGTTGGTTGCTACCAATTCCCGTACGTATTTGATGCTCCAAAAGATCAATTGTATCTACAGGTAAATCATAAGTGGCTGTACCCAAAACCAGGGGTATAGATCCTTCTTCTATAGTCCATAAATTTATACCTCTATTAGACCAATCAATAGTCAGCAAGTTTAAAGACCTTCTAGCTGTTTTAAGATCGTAGCCTGTTCTAAGCTCTGCCCCACAACGCTCAAAAGCCTCTTCAACAAGACTGTTTAAATCTAAATTAAATGTTGTAGTATCTGAAGTAGCCATTTATGTTTTTGCTTTCACACTGTTAATATACCTTCTATAAACTCCAGCAGCATCTCTTTTCCCCATAACCTTAGCTCTTTGTTCCATAGCTATGGCTGCTTGTATTTTATGGGCTTTAGCTCTGCCACTACCTTTAATCTTACTAACACTTCTTGTTGCATCTTCTTTTGTTGCAAACTTTAAACCTTTTATAGTGCCTTTAGGGTCTTCATCTGTATATAAATCTGAATGTTTCTTAGACTTTGCGGGCTGTCCTTTTTTTCTTGGTATTCTTGGCTTTGACGATTGTTTTAACATTAGTAGGTTTACCTCCTGGATTACCTGCAGCTCTTTTTCTTTGAACTGCTGATTTCTTTTGCGTAGTAGTCATAGCTTTAGCTTTAGCCCTTGGCACACATTTGGGGTAAGCACGTTTACTATCTTTAGTAGACTTCCTACCACAAGCCTGATACTTACCTTTCTTTTTGGGTGCACCAATGTCTACCCAATCTCCTTTAGAGCCTTTACCAAACCACTCTTTAAGAGACATTATGAGTAACCCCCACCTCTCTTTTTGTAGGTCTTTACTAACCAAGCATTTGCATATGCTGATGGGTATACATCAAACTTACGTTTGGCTTCAGCTTTTACACGAGCATACAAAGATGGGTTTGTAGGTTTAGAACCAGATTTTTTAGCAGATTTCTTCTTTTTAGTTCCAACAGAACCGCCTATTTTAAGTTTCTTTACCTTAGACTTTTCAATAGCTCCCATCCCACGACTTGGCATCATGTTTTTAACTTNCTTTTTTTAACTGTTTTTTTAGCTACTCTCTTAACACCACCTGATGCACTACCTTTAGCCATTTTAGCTTTAGGTTTAGGTTTGGCTNTAACAGGGCCGCCACCTACAGAGTAACCTTTTGCCATGCCACCACCACGCATTTTAACTGATCCGCCTTTAGCCATAGGTTTAGCTGCTCCACCTTTAGCCATTTTTAAGGCACCACCTTTAGCCATTTTTAAGGCACCACCTTTAGCCATTTGTTTAACTGTTCCACCTTTAGCCATCTTACCTTTTCCGTCCATACTAAATGTGGGTTGCATTTTGCCTGTATTAGGATTCCTTGTCATAGGCATATTAGCCATGCTTTACTCCTTATATAAGTTGTTAAAAGTTACTTCTGGGTCCATATAACTATCGTCTTGTTCTGCACAATGTGTAAATTGTGTAGGTCTAAAATCTGGTGCGCCTTCTCCTGTAACCCATAGCGCAGGGCTTGTTACCCTAACTCTATTGTTAGGTAATGCTACCATGTTACCTTTCCATTGACCATCAGTTAGCACCATAACGTGACTCTGCTTGTGTTGGGCTGGACAGTCTGCGATTTCGCTTTCGGTGTAGTCCACAGTGAAGAGATATCTCGCTGTATGAAACTCTCCTGCGATTTTTGCAAGCCATGGGCTTGGTTTACATCTGTCGAGCGATATGATTGAGTGCGTGTGTGATGGGCAATCCCATGGTTGTGCGAGGTGTGTTTCCATTCTTTCAGGCCATTCATCCATTGGGATGTCCCCGCAAAGTCCTGTGAGGGGCATCCTTGCCCACATTGCCCCACCATGCGGGTTACTTTCCCCGTCTGCTTCACATCCTGTGAAGATAATTTGGAAGCTGAGGCAACGATCTGGCATGGTTGTAACAGCCACTGCCAATCCGTGAACAAACTCCCCGTGATATTTTTGATGCCCATGTGTAAACTCTTTTCTAATCCAAACTTTCGTATAAGGAATATTGCTTATTAGGTGCGCCACTTACACTCCTTTTTTATATTATTCGACCTTTTGTTTTACCCCTCTTTGCTATACCGTCAATATGCCCACCTTTTTTAAATCCAAAAACGCCTTTATTTTTTTTGCGCTCAGTTTTAACATTTGTAGTGCCTTTAACTTTGGAGCTATCTGACTTAGTTGATTTTGAAGGGACATAATTATCTGCATCTGCTTGTTTTGGTGCAGTTGATTTTGCAAAAG